GCTGGGCCGGCGTCGTCGGGCTGATCTACGCGACCCTGCTGTACCCGTTCTTCGGCTGGGTGAGCGCGGTCAACCAGTGGGCCGCGCCGCCGGCGCTCGACAACGAGATCCTCTGGCTCGTGCTCGGCACCCTGCTCGGCGTCGGCGGCCTGCGCACGATCGAGAAGAAGGCGGGGGTGGCCGCGCAATGAACCCCGCCACCTTCGTGCACAGCGTCGTCCGCCCGGGCCTGCGGTTCATGGCCGGCACGCTCGGCAATCCGCGCCTCGACACCCCGGAGGCCGAGCTGCTGCTGCTCGCGATCGCGCTCCAGGAGTCCGGTGCCCGGCACCGTGCGCAGATCAAGGGGCCGGCGCGCGGCTACTGGCAGTTCGAGCGCGGCGGCGGCTTTGCCGGGATCCTCGCCCACGCCCGCACCGGGCCGCTCATCCACACGCTGATCGACGAGCTGAACCTCTCCGCCGATGCCGACGAGCTGTGGCAGGCGCTGCCGCAGTCCGAACTGCTGCAGACGTGCTTCGCGCGCATGCTGCTGTGGTCGGACAACGCGCCGCTGCCGGCTGTCGGCGACAAGGACGCCGCCTGGGCGGTCTACCTGCGCAACTGGCGCCCCGGCAAGCCGAGCCGGGACCGCTGGGACGCGAGCTACCAGGGCGCGCTCGACGTCGTGAAGGCGGCCGGCACGCCCACCCAGCCGAGCGACAGCGCCGTGCCCGACCTGCTCGACCAGCTCGAGCGCACGCTCCGACTGCTGAGGAGCGCCGTGGCATGAGGGATCTTCGCAAGCTCGACGAGATGGAGTCGGCGGATCGCGACGCCTGGCGCTCGGAGCGGCTCCAGGTACTCGGCACCAAGCTGTTCCGCCTAGCGCAGGACCAGGTCGGCAAGCGCGCCAGCATCGAGCAGCGCTGGCTCGAGGACCTGCGGCAGTACAACGGCCTCTACGACCCGACGACCGAGAGCCGGCTGCGGGCCAACAAGGAGAGCCGCATCTTCGCGAACGTCACGCGCGCCAAGACCAACCAGGCCGAGGCGCGGCTGTACGACATGCTGTTCCCGACCGACGACCGCAACTGGGGGCTCACGCCGACCCCGGTGCCGGAGCTCCAGCGGGCGATCGGCGACGCGAGGCAGGTTCCCGACCCCGCGACCGGCCAGCCCGCCGTCACCCCGGACGGCCAGCCGGTGACCGTCGGCGCGGTGGCGCAGACGCTGCTCGACGAGGCCAAGCAGCGCGCCGAGGCGATGCAGGAGGAGATCGACGACCAGCTCACCGAGGCGCTCTATTCCACCAAGTGCCGCGACCTGATCCACGACGCCTGCGTGTACGGCACCGGGGTCATCAAGGCGCCCGTCGTCGTCGGCCGCGAGCGCCGCTCCTGGCTCAAGGAGGTCGACCCAGCGACCGGGGAGACGGTGCACGTGCTGGACGTCGTCAACGAGCCGCGGCCGGGCGTCGAGCACGTGGCGGTCTGGGACTTCTTCCCCGACATGAGCGCGACGAAGGTCGAGGACGCCGAGTTCTTCTTCGAGCGCGGCTACAAGACCCGGCGCGACGTCCGCCAGCTCGTGCACAGCCCGCACTACCTCGAGGACCAGATCCGCCTGCTGGTCGCCGAGGACGCGCGCCACACGCAGGTGGCGAGCGACCACCTCAACAAGCTGCGCGAGATCAGCGGCATCGACGCGCAGATGGACGACAACCGCTACGAAATCTGGAAGTACGCCGGCCCGATCGACAAGGAGGACCTGGTCGCCTGCGGCTGCGAGCTGACCGAAGAGCAGCTCGACGACCCGCTGACCGAGCTGTACGGCGTCGTCGAGTTCGCCGGCACCCGTGTCATCAAGGCCCACCTGAACCCGATGGACACCAACGAGATGGTGTACTCGGTGTTCTGCTACGAGAAGGACGACACCAGCATCTTCGGGTTCGGCGTGCCCTACATGCTGCGCAACCCGCAGCGGGTCATCAACGCCGCCTGGCGCATGATCCTCGACAACGGCGGCCTGGCCGTCGGCCCGCAGATCGTCGTCAACCGCAACCTGGTGCGGCCGGCGGACGGCGACTGGAACATCCGCGGCCGCAAGGTCTGGGAGATGGAGGACAAGATGCGCTCCGTCGCCGAGGTCTTCGGCATGTACGAGATCAGCTCCCACCAGGAGGAGCTGGCGAACATCTTCACGATGGCCCGCCAGCTCGCCGACGAGGAGCCGAGCCTGCCGATGATCGCCCAGGGCGAGCAGGGGATGCACACCACCCGCACCGCGCACGGCATGTCGATCCTGATGAACTCGGCCAACGTCGTGCTGCGTCGGGCCGTCAAGAACTTCGACGACGACGTGACGACGCCGGTCATCCGCCGCTTCTACGACTGGAACATGCAGTACAGCGACAAGGAGCAGATCAAGGGCGACTACGAGGTGGACGCCCGCGGCTCGAGCGTGCTGCTGGTCAAGGAGATGCAGGCGCAGAACCTCATGGTGCTCGCCACCAACTTCGCCGCCCACCCGGTGTTCGGCCCGATGACCAAGGCCCCGGACCTGTACCGCAAGGTCGTGCAGGCCCACCACATCGCTGCCGACGACGTCGTGCTGTCCGACGAGGACATCGCCGCCGTGCAGCAGCAGATGCAGCAGGCGCAGGCCCAGGGCGCCGCGCCGCAAGGCCCGGACCCGCTGGCGGTCGAGCAGGCCCGGCACGAGGGCAAGCTGAAGGAGCTGCAGTTCGAGCGCGAGACGAAGCTCCAGCTCGCGCAGATCGACCGGGAGATCCAGCTCATCAAGCTGGCCGAGGCCGGCAAGCTCACGCTGGCCCAGCTCGAGACCAAGCTCGCGGAGAAGGCGATGGGCGTGCGGGCCGACCGCGAGGCCCAGGAGCGCGAGATCGAGGTCAAGACGCGGTGGGGGAGCGGGCTGTGACGATCGAGCCGCATTCCCCCACCTGGCTCGCGCTCGAACAGCTGCTCGCGCGGCGCATCGCCGAGCTGCACCGCGACAACGAGGCCGTCGGCCTGGCCGAGCGCGAGACGGCCTTCGTGCGCGGCCAGCTCGCGGCCTTTCGTGAGGTGGTGAACCTTCCTCTCTCGCTTAAGAAGGGCGCCGTCGCACCCGATCCCTACGAGGGGGTGCTGCTGTAGGCCCGGCAGCCGCCGGCACCGCGACCCACACGCCCGTCGGGAGACGCGCACAGGAGTCACATGAGCACGGAGATCGAGCAGGGCGCCGAGGCGCCCGCGCAGGACAACGACTTCTCGAGCGCCTTCGCCGAAGCGGCGGCGGCGCGCACCGAGCCCGCCGCACCGGTCGAGCCCGACGAGGACGACGCGGGCGGCGCTCCCCTCACGGACGAGGGCGAGGGCACGACTCAACAGGACGAGCCGCAGGACCTCTGGGCGGACGCATCCGAGGCCCACCGCACGGCCTACCAGCAGGCCGTGGCGGAGCAGGAGCGGCTGCGCCATTCCGTCCATTCCAACGCAGGCCGGGTGTCCGCCCTGCAACGCAAGATCAACGAGCTGGAATCGCAGCTCGGGCGGCCAGTGCAGGCCGCCGCCGCGCCGTCCGACGCACCGACCGCGCAAGACATCGAGGACGCGATGCAGACCCCCGAGAGCTGGGCGTCTTTCACCGAGGAGTACCCGGAAGTAGCGAAGGCAGTCGATGGCCGGATTCACCGGGAGATCGCTCGCCTTGAGCAGACGCTGAACCCGCTGCGCCAGGAGGTCGAACGGCGCGCGCAGGTCGAGGCCCAGCAGTACGCCCATCAGCAGATGGACGAGCTGAACAAGGCCTATCCGAGCTGGCGCGACACGATCAACACGCCCGCGTTCAACGAGTGGTTCAAGAGCCAGCCGCCGGTCATCCAGGCCCTGGTGGAGTCCGATCACGCGCAGGACGCGATCGCGCTGCTCAACTTCTACTCCGCTTCGAGCCGTGAAGGGGGCGCACCCACTACGGGGCGCGTGTCAGAGATCCAGGCCGCGCGGCAGCGCCGATTGGAGCAGTCCGTCGAAACCCCGAGCCGCAGAGGCGCGCAGCGCCCGCTCGCCGAGGACGACTTCAGCAGCGCCTTCAAGGCCGCGGCGGCCAAGAAACTTCGAGGTAGCTACTAATGGCAACGACCACCTATGGCGACATCAGCCAGCGCACGGCGGCCTACGCGGCCGTCGAGATGCTGTCCCACGCGGAGCCGATCCTGGTCCTGAGCAAGTTCGGCCAGTCCAAGCCGCTCCCCAAGAACAAGGCGGACAACGTCAAGTTCCGCCGGCCGATCCCGTTCGCCGTGGCGACCACGCCGCTGGTGGAGGGCGTGACCCCGGTCGCCAAGCAGATGCAGTACGAGGACGTGGCGGTCACCATCCAGCAGTACGGCGACGTCGTCGAGATCACCGACAAGGTCGACGACTTGTCCGAGGACCCGGTGCTCAAGGACTCCTCGATGCTGTGCGGAGAGCAGGCCGCGGAGACGGTCGAGATGCTGACCTGGGGCGTGCTCAAGGCCGGCACCAGCGTGGCCTACGCCAACGGCTCGGCCCGCACCGACGTCAACACCGTCATCGCGCTCGAGGACATCCGCGGCGCCGTGCGCGGCCTGAAGGCCCAGCGCGGCAAGTCGATCACCTCGATGCTGGCGGGCTCGCCGGACTATGCCACCAAGCCGGTGGAAGGCGGCTACGTCGCCTTCGCGCACACGGACCTCGAGGCGGACCTCCGCAACCTGACCGGCTTCACCCCGGTCGCGGCCTACGGCTCCCGCAAGCCGCTCTGCCCGGAGGAGATCGGCTCGGTCGAGAACGTGCGCTTCATCCTCTCGCCACTGCTCAGCTCCTGGGCTGACGGCGGCGGCGCGAAGGGGGCGATGAAGTCCACGACCGGCGTCAACGCCGACGTGTACCCCGTCATCGTCATCGCCAAGGAGGCCTACGGCCTGGTGCCGCTGAAGGGCGAGGGCGCGATCACCCCGACCGTGCTCAACCCCGGCAAGCCGTCGAAGTCCGACCCGCTCGGCCAGATCGGCTACGTCGGCTGGAAGACCTGGTTCGCGGCCGTCCGCCTCAACGAGGCGTGGATGCGTCGCATCGAGGTCGCCGTCACCGCGCTCTGACCCGGTAGGTGAGGGGGCCTGGCGCCCCCTCGCCACCCCACCCTTCAACCCGAGAGGATCTGCTTCATGAAGAACTTCGACGTCAACCAGCGCGGCGGCACCCTGTGCCTGTCCAAGGCCGGGCTGGCCGAGGGCACCAACGCCGCGACCATCAAGACCGCGGCGCCCAACGGCGCCGGCATCGACTACATGATCGGCGGCAAGCTGTACCACAAGGCCGACACCGACAACATCGCCATGACGGCGTGCGCGGCGCAGGCCGATCTGACGTCCTGCCTGTACCTCGTGTCGATCGACGCGAGCGGCAACGTGAAGCTCACCAAGGGCAGCGAGGTGGTCACCGCCAGCATCGGCGTCGGCAAATCTTCGCTGGCATGGCCCAAGTGCCCCGCCAACGAGTGCCCGATCGGCGGCGTCCGCATTGACCTGTCCGGCGGCACCTTCACCAGCGGCACGACCGACCTGAGCGGCGCTGGCGTCACCGACACCTGGTACGACTTCGGCCTCGTGCCGAACGAGGTGCTGGTCGCCTGATGACAACGAGGCGGGCGCAACGCCCGCCACCGGACTGTCGTGAGACAGCCCATTCCGACCCGCGGGGGCGGGGTTCGTCCCGCCCCCTTCTTCTAGGCGCGCCGCGAGGCGCCCCTGACATGGAGAGGCCCACCATGAGTTTCGACCTGATGGCCGCCAGCAAGGACGAGCTGCGCGAGTACGCCCGCAACGAACTGGGCATCAACCTGCCGTCCAACGCCTCCGAGTCCACGCTCCGCGAGAAGGTGGCGGTGGCGATGGGCGTCGAGGTCCTGAACACCGCGGCGCCGGCCAGGGCAGCGAGGAAGCCGAAGTCCGTCGTCATCAACATCCACAAGACCCAGGGCAAGCTCGGCCGCTCCGACGTCTTCGTCTCGGTCAACAACCGCGACTACCTGATCAAGCGCGGCGTGGACGTCGATGTGCCCGCCGAAGTCGTCCACGTTCTCGAGAATGCCGTCGAGGACGTGTTCGAGTACGACGAGGCGCGCAAGGACATCGTGCGGCGCGAGGCCCACGCCTACCCGTTCACGGTGGTGCGCTGATGGCCGCGCCCCGCCCGCGCGTCGAACTCAAGGACGAGGAGCGCACCCGCTGCGAGGTCTGGAGCCGGGTCATGGGCTATCACCGGCCCGTGTCGGCCTGGAACGTCGGCAAGCAGCAGGAGCACCGCGACCGCAAGCACTTCGTTGAGGCCCGGGCGTGACCTACCTCGAGCTGTGCCAGCATCTGCGCCGCGAGTGCGGCGTCTCGGGCTCCGGCCCGGCGTCGGTCGTCGATCAGACCGGCGAGATGCGGCGCCTGGTCGAGTGGATCAAGGCCGCCTGGCGGGAGATCCAGCTCGCCCGCCCGGACTGGCGCTTCATGTGGGCGGCGGGGTCGTTCACGACGTCGGCCGGCGTCGCCGACTACACCCAGGCCGCGATCGGCGTCACGGCGACCCAGTTCGACCTGGGGAGCTTCGTGCTGACCGACGGCGCCGGCAGCAAGCGCGCCCTGCGCCACGTCCCCTACACCCTGTGGAAGGCGACCTACGGCACGGCGACGCTGGACAACGCCGTCCCGACGCTGATCACCGATCTGCCGGATCAGTCGCTCCGGCTGACCGTGCCGCCGGACGACGCCTACGCGGTGACGTTCGACTACTACCGCGAGCCGCAGGAGCTGGCGGCCAACACCAACGAGCCGTACCTGCCGGAGCGGTATCAGATGCTCATCGTCTACAAGGCGATGATGTACTACGCCGGCTACGAGGACGCGAAGGAAGTCCTCACCGACGCCATCCTCCGCTACAACCCGCTGTTCGACGCCCTGGAGACGAGCCAGCTCCCGCCCATCGGGTTCGGGCACACGCCACTGGGGGATGAGTGACGGTCAGGACGCACTACTTCGAGCTGTCCGGCGGGCTCGATCTCGTCACCCCCTGGCTGAAGAAGAAGGCGGGCGCCCTGGTGGCGGCGCAGAACTACGAGTGCGCCCCCGGCGGCGGCTACCGCGCGATCGAGGGCTATCGGCTCTACGACGGCACCAGCTCGCCGGACGTGCCGGCCGCGGTGCCGGGCTCGGGGCCGATCCGCGGCGTCCACGTCCTGAACGGCGAGGTCTTCGCCTTCCGCGACAACGCGCTCGGCACGGCCGGCGACCTGTACAAGGCGACGGCCGCCGGCTGGGTGCTCCAGGCTCTCGGCAGCACCATCAGCTTCACCACCGGCACGGCCGCGATTGCCGAGGGCAACACCGTCACCGGCGGCACGTCCGGCGCCACCGCCACCGTGCGCCGCATCATGGTGACCGCGGGGAGCTGGGGCGGGGCACCGAGCGCGTCCGGCCGGCTGACGCTGTACGGCATCACCGGCACGTTCCAGAACGGCGAGAACCTCCAGGTCGGCGGCGCCACCAAGGCGGTGGCGTCGAGCGTCGCAACGGCGAACACCCTGCCGGCCGGCGGGCGCTACGAGTGCGTGTCGGCGAACTTCTACGGCAACGCTGCGTCGCGGCGGATGTACGGCGCGAACGGCGTCGGCACCGCCTTCGAGTGGACCGGCGCCTACTTCACGCCGATCCAGACCGGCGCCAGCACGGACACCCCGCGCCACGTCATCGCGCACTCCGACCACCTGTTCCTGGGCTACGCGGCCGGCTCGGTCGTGTTCTCGAGCCTGGGCGAGCCGCTGATCTACGACGCGGCGTCGGGGGCGGGCGAGCTGGCGCTCGGCGACGAGGTGGTGGGGCTGCACGCGATGCCCGGCAACGTCCTCGCGCTGCGGTGCGCCGGCAGCATCCATCTGCTGTACGGCAACAACGCGAGCGACTTCCAGCGCAAGACCTACTCGCTGACCCTGGGCGGCAGGCCCTACACCGGCCAGGCGCTCGGGGAGACGTTCTTCCTCGACGGCGTGGACATCGTCGGGCTCGTCGCCTCGCAGAACTTCGGCGACTTCGCGACCGGCACGGTGAGCAAGGAGGTCGAGCCGCTGCTCAAGACCTACGCGCCCTATGCGGTCGCGTCGATGGCGTGCCGGAAGAAGAGCCAGTACCGGCTGTTCTTCAACGGCGGCGACGGCGACTTCGCCAAGGGCTACGGGCTCTACATGCTGGTGTTCGGCGGCAAGGTGCGGGGGGTCACGCCCGTCAGGTTCGCCGACGCCGTCCGCTGCACGGCGGTGGGCGAGGACAGCACCGGCGACGAGATCCTGTTCTTCGGCTCGGACGACGGCAAGGTGTTCCAGCTCGACGTCGGGCTCGACTTCAACGGCACGGCCTGCGCCGGGTTCCTGCGCCTGACCTTCAATCACTTCGGCAGCCCGACGAACCGCAAACGCTTCCGGCAGGCGATCTTCGACATGGTCGCGGAAGACACCGTCCACCTCTACATGACGGTGGACTTCGACTACGCGGATCCCGACATCGCGTCGCACCAGATCCGCGAGTACGACCAGACCTGGGGCACGGGCGGGCTGTGGGACGACGCGAAGTGGGACGAGTTCTATTGGGACGCGAAGCTGGTGGCGGAGATGCAGATGGACATCGCGGGCACCGGGCACAACATGGCGCTGATGATCTACAGCCCGGGCGACTCGGGCGGAATCCATAGCATCAACGGCGTCGTCGTCCACTACAGCGACCGGAGGCTGGTCCGTTGAGCACGGAATACTACGTCTACGGCGACACCCTGCTGCCCAACACGGTGGCGCGCTCGACCGACGTCAAGGCCGAGTTCCAGGCGATCGAGACGGGCCTGGCGAAGCTCCCGACGCCCACCGAGCTGAAGCTCGGGACGACCCAGTACGGCGCCGCGGGCGGCGTCGCGGACGCCTACACCGTGACGCTGCCGTACACCCCGGCCGCCTACGCCGTCGGCATGACGGTGGCGTTCAAGGCCAGCGCGGCCAACACCGGGTCTTCGACGGTCAACGTCAACGCCCTGGGCGTGAAGTCGATCAAGCGCCCCGACGGCGCGGCCCTCCAGGCCGGCGACATCACGACGAGCGCCGTCACGCTGCTCGCCTACAACGGCACCGACTTCATCATCCTCAACGCGCTGCCGGGCGTCGCAACGGCCGCGGCAGCCTCGGCGAGCGCGGCGCAGACCGCGCAGACCAATGCCGAAACCGCGGAGACGAACGCCGAGACGGCCGAGGTCAACGCGGAAGCGGCGCAGGCGGCGGCCGAGGCCGCGCAGGCCGCTGCCGAAGCTGCCCAGCTCGCCGCCGTGGCCGCCAAGACCGCAGCCGAGACGGCGGAAGCGAACGCGGAGACGGCGGAGACGAACGCGGAGACGGCAGAAACCAACGCCGAGGCCGCCCAGCTCGCGGCGGAGGCCGCGCGCGATGCCGCGCAGACCGCGCAGGGCCTGGCCGAGGCCGCTCAGGCGGCAGCGGAGACGGCCGAGACGAACGCGAAAACCGCCGAGACGAATGCCGAGGCGGCCCAGCTCGCGGCCGAAACGGCCTGGGATTCCTTCGACGACCGCTACCTGGGCGCGAAGGCCGCCGATCCGGCGCTCGACAACGACGGCAACGCGCTGCTGACCGGCGCGCTGTACTTCAACACCGCCGCCAACGAGATGCGGGTCTACACGGGCGCGGCGTGGGTGGCGGCTTACGTCGGCGGAGCCAGCTACCTCCCGCTCACTGGCGGCACCGTGACCGGTGCGACCGAGTTCCAGAACGATCTCAACGTCACCGGCACTCTCAAGATCGGGAGCACCGCCGTCACCGCAACTGCGGCCGAGCTGAACTACCTCGACATCAGCACGATCGGGACGATGTATGCGAGCAAGGCCCTAACGGCCAGCGCAGGGAACGTCCTGACGGTTCCCTCCGGCGGACAGATCACTCTTCAGTCCGGCTCGACCTTCTCTGCGTCCGGTGTAGTCAGCATCAACGGCTCCCAGGTCACGGCAAC